GCGAGGTCGCGACGCCGATCGGCTGGGTATGGTCGTGCATCCAGAGCACGACCGGGTTGGCGAGGTAGTTGTCGAGCTCCCAGCCATCGAGCTTGATGACCTCGTTGTAGCGGTCGAGGTTCTCCGTGGTGATGATGACCTCGAACGTGCCGGTATCGGTGTCGTTCGCGGCTTTGGTGTCGGCGACAAGCTGCTTCACTTCTTCGGACTGGAAGCGCTCAGAGAGTTGCGCGGCGAGCTCCTCCCCGAACTTCTTTAATGCGTCCTTCATGGCCTCAGTATACAGGTCGCAATTCCACGCTAGCCGGCGTCAATGGTCTCCGGCCGCACGAAGCAGCGGCAGTTCGGGTGAAGTGGCGGCACGTCGATGGCGCGGTAGTCGAGATTGAGCGTGCCACCGTCGCTTCCGGTGATGGTCTCGCCCCTGTCATAGAAGTTTTCGTCCACGTCGATGACCGTGCCATCCTCGGGAGCGCAGAACTCGCACACTTGCTCGTCCTCGGCCGTGTACCAGCGGAGCGACGTGACGACGCCGCTCTGCCGGTACGCTTCCTTGCTGCCCTTGTTCGCGATATAGAACGCCTCGGTGTTCGCGACTTGCTTAGCGCGAACCTGGTCCGAGTAGTCGTAGACCGCGTTCACGCGGGCCGTGAGCTGCGTCAGGTCCTCGCCGGCCTTGATGCCGTCATTGAGCGTGCTCGTGATGAGGTCGGCTGTCGTATCGTTATAGGATTTGGCGAGCCGCTTCGCCGCCGCGGCGATGATGGTGTTGATGATCGGCGCGTGCTGGTCGAGCGTACCGGGGAAGTTCTGAGCAGCGAATTCCTCGATCGCCTGCTCGACCAAGAGCCCCTTGAGGAGAGGCGTCACGAAGTCGATGAGGACGCCGACTTCGCCGTCCATATCGAACACGTCGCCCTTCTTCACTGCCTTCGTGATCTGCTTGAGACGCTGGTTCACGTCCCGCTGCTGGCGGTTATTGAAATCGCGGACCTTGCCCTCGATGAGGTCCTGGTGCGCCTCCACGCGACCGACGAACGACTTATGGGCCTCGGCGTCCGGGTCATGGTGAGCGGTCGCCACCTCGGCCGCCTTAGCCAGGATGTCCTCCACCATGCTCTCGGTGCCGAAGGCCGCCCGAGCGCGCGCGGGGAGCGCGCGGGCTGGCGCAGGGAGTCCCTTCTTAAGGTCAGCCGGGTCCGTGGCCGGTTTGGAAGGGTCGGGCTGCGGCATGCCGAGCGGGTTGGCGTTCGCGAGGCGCTGGACCTCGTCGCCGCCCGGCACTGGCGGGAGCCCGAGCTGCGCGCGCACCTCGTTCACCGTCATGTACGGCTGGTTGGCGAGCGCGGCCTGGCGCTCGAGCACTTTGTTCCCCACGTCTTCGGGGATGAAGTCGTCGTATGCGAAATAGGTCGTTCCGGTGGCATCGAATAGCGGCCCGACGGCCGTGTTGAGGAACTCGATCAGGTCATCCACGACGGGCTTGAGCGTGTACTTGGCGTAGACGTATTCGGCTGCCTCGGCCGAAGCCTTATTCACCTCGGTCGTGAGGCCGACAAGCGTCTTCGGCACGCCGAAGCCCGCGAGAATCTTGTCGCGGTAGCGGTCATCGGTGTCGCCCATCTCCATGTCGGACATGGAGACGCCGGTCGGCTTGAAATCGCTTCCCTTCGGCAGCACGCCGAGCTTGTGCGCGTTTCTGACGCCTGTATGGTCGTTCGCAAGTCCGATCTTGATGAGATTGATGCGCTGCTCGCTCTCCTCCTCGGTCGTGATGAAGCCGCCGAAGGTCGCCCCGTTCGCGAAGAAGCGGCTCAAGAACTCGGTGATGTAGCCGCTCGAGTCCGCCCAGCGCGCGATCTTCTGGAGCTTGCCAGCGCCCCACCAGGGCTTCGCCGGGTCGGCGTAGAAATCATGCAGCACATCATCGAGCGCGAGCGTACGCTGGCTCGTGCCGTCCATGTGCTTATAGCCGGCAAGCTGGCCTGCGTTCACGATAGCGGTGATGCGGGTCGGCACGAGCGGGCTCAAGAGCTTGCCATCCTTCTCCCAGAAGGCGTTGCCCGTGAGCTCCTTCCAGACGGTATTGAGGTAGATGAAGTCCTTGCCCGTGAAGTTCTCGCCGGGCTTTTCGAGGAAGTCGACGAGCGGGCCGCTGAACACTTCCTGGTCGTCACCGCTCCGGGCGAACTTCATCACCTTGAAGCGGACGCCTGCGACCGAGGTCGCGATGCGGTCCGCTGCGATGTAGACCCACTCGCGGTTCGCCTCGAGGAGGTTCCGCTCGTTGATGGCGTCCTGCGCGCCGCCCACTACCTCCCAGGTGCCCGGATATGGCTCGTGCGCGGACTTCTTCGAGCCGAAGCTGAAGTTGCGCACCCATTCGGGCATTTGCATATGCCGTAAGTATACAGCCGCTAAATCCACGTGACGCCGAGATTGCCGCCTTCGGTGGGCTTCGAAAGAGTAAGCGCGAGCGCGTCGCCAACGTTCGGCGACGCCACGCCGCGCTTCTTCATGTCCTCCTTGCTTTCTAGCTGGAGCTTGCCGGCGGAGTTGATCTTGTACTTAGGCTGCGCGAGCTCATAGAAGCCTTCGTGCTTCTCGAGGACGGCGTCCCGGAGCCATTCGCGGACGTTCACCCAGCTCTCGACGCGGATGTTGATGTGCTCGGCTTCGTCCCGCGGCTTCCCCGCGCTATTGACGCCATAGACGCGCGCGGCGATGTCTGGCTGCTCCTGGAGGCGGTCAAAGACGCCTGCGCCGACGCCGATCACGTCTATCCACAAGGTGGCGTTGACATGCTGGCGCAGATACCGGGCGGCCTTGCCCGCGATCTCCATGGTGCTGTTGCCGTTTATGACTTCGAGCACCTTCGCCGTATTGCCCTTGCGATAGACGAAGGCGCTATCGTCGTCGCCGAAGCGCGCCACGTCGAGGCCGATGCGCTCGTCTTCCTGGCTGGTGAGCTCGCGGGTCGCGCCGAACGCGCGCTCCACCGCGTCGATGGAGATGAGGGTGTCGGACGCATGAAGCGGGAAGTCGCCGAGGACGCGAACACGGTAGATGTCGCTGTCTTCGCCGTATTTCTTCTCGACACTTTCGACCCAGTCCCAGGTGACGAGGCCGGGGACTACCTGGCGCTTCTCCTTCACGTTCGGCGTGTCGAAGGCGCTGATGTGGATTTTGTTGAATGAAGGGTCCTTGAAGGCGTCGAAGAAGGGACCGCTGTTCTGCGTCGGGTTGCCGAGGAGGACGAAGCGGACGAGCTCGCCGCCGGCCATCGCGCCGAGCGCCGCCTCGTATATTTTCGGGGAGATGCCGGACGCCTCGTCGAAGATGACGAGGATCTTCCGGGCGTGCCATCCCTGGAACGCCTCCATGTTGTTCTCGTCGTTCGCGAGCCCGAGCGCGAACCACGTCTCGTCAATGTCGAGCTTGGTCTTGAGGAGCTTGCCGCCGAGCGGCACGAGCGCCTTCTGGTAGGCGTCGCGGAGATACCGCCAGAACTGGTTCTCGATCTGCGTCCAGGTCGGCGCCGTGTCGATGACGACCGCGTCCGGGCCCTGGCCGTAGAGGAAGCGCAGCGCCTCGCGCGCGACGTGGTAGGTCTTGCCCGAGCCGTTATTCGAACGGACGGCCGTGTTGCGGAAATCCCGGACGCTCCGGCTTATCTCGAGCTGCTTCTCCCAGGGCTCGTATCCGAGCACCTCGCGGTAGAAGAACTCAGGCTCGGTCCATATTCTTTCCCGTAGTACCTCGTTTGGATCGCTTGCCATGCGCGGCGGCGATTACTTCGGCGAGCGTCTTGCCCCCGCTCGTCACGTCCATGCGCTCCATGGGCTTGCCGTACACGCGGTTCGCGATCTCCTGGTAGAAGTAGAAGTCTCCCTTGATGGCTTTGGTGATGCCGGCCGCGTGCAACGCCTCCTCGACCTGCTCCGCGGTCATGCCGTGCTGATTGGCGATGTGCTCGAGCGCTATCCAGAACAATGTCCGATAGTCGCGTTGGCCTTTACGGCGTCCTTGAGGATTGCCGCTCTGGCCTTTCTTGAACTTGTGAGGCGCGAGGTTCGCGAGGCGCTTGGCGAGAGCAGCGTCGACCGGGCGCTTTTCGCTGCTCCCGTCGTTGCTCTTGGCCATACCCTAGAGGTATACGAACGCGGCTGCCGCGATGAATATCGCCACCGGAAGGGCGATGAAGAAGAAGAAAACGGTTTTGGCGGTCATCTTGCCGAGTTCGGCCTTGGTTTCCTGGATGGTTGAGGTAGTCATGCGGTGATTGTACCACGCGTCATCGGCGTTAAAGGATCAGTGGAGACAACTTCTGTACCCGTCGGGGCTGTGCATAACCGCGTGATACACGCAGCCGCGTGATCTTCTCCACTCAAGCCGGTCAAAAAGACCGGCTTCTAAGCCATTGGAACGCCACGGTTATCCAAAGCTTGTGCATTGAATATCCAGGATTTCCCGGCTTTCCGATTCGGTGCGTTGACACGGATCGCGGGCCGGTGTTCATAAGCGAAGCGCTTCTCCCATTGATGTTTTTTCAATGGGAGACTGTATGCGTAAGAAATTATCCCCTGACCTCCTGAAGCTGGCCCTCCTCCTTGCGGGGATCGCGAAAGACGTGCTCGACTTGGCGAAGGCGTGGCTGAAGTAGGGGTGTCCAATGAGGCAAGCTCTGTTGGGAGCGGCGGGGATGCTCGCGCTGCTCGGCGCGTTCTACGCCGGCACGATGTTCGCCGCCAAACCGGCGCCCGTACCAGCCCGCCTGATACCGCAGCGCGATCAAGCGCTCGAGGAGGTGCACGCCTTGGGCTTGCAGAAGACCTGCGCGGAAGGCGCTGCCGCCTTCTTTAAGGCGTCGGCTGGAGCGCAAGATTCGACGCACCTCGGCAATTACCAGAGCCATTACAATCGGCAGCTGCGAAAGTGCTTCATCCTCACGATGTTCAGCGACTATTCGAAGGTGAGCACCACGCATGCCTCGACCACCTTCTACATGATCGTCGACGTGTTCGAGAGCAAGGAATACGGCCATTGCTACGAGACGTTTTCCAGTGCGACGCGCGAAATCAGTCTCTTTGGTTGCTCAAAAGGCTCGGAGGATAGCGCGAAGCCAGTGCCTACCTTGCAGGAGTGGCAACAGTATTCGCGCGAGATGATGAACGATTAAAAGCCAAGCCCGCGGTGTTCGTGGGCTTGGATGAGTTAGAGGCTCCGCTTCTTGGCCTTGTTGTGGGCGGTTCATGGATGGACGCTCTCGAGGAGGGCGACCAGGATTGCCATGCCGAGGCACATCGCGGCGTACCACCGCACTAGTAGTCCTCCGCGAGGCCGACGGTCAGGCAGCGTTTCGTCACTGATGGATTAGAGGGGTCTGGGGAGTGCATCTCCATTGACTTGTCGAAGTAGTCAATCTTGAAGAAGCAATGCAGCCCTTCTACCTCGAAGGTGGCGAAGTCGTTTTCAGCGTAGGGGTCGTTCTTCTCGTTGAAGGCGTTGAAGGTGCGGACTTCATTGAGGATGACGGCGACCTTGTTCTGGTCGAGATTGACCAGATTTCTGGTGAGTACCACTACCCCGCCGCAGAAACTTCTCCTGAAAGCGTTGTTGAGGTCGCGGATTTTGGCGAGCGTGTACGGCGTTTGAATGTCATGCACGGTTTTCTCCTGTGAAGAACTCCGTGCTTAATCATCGCATCACGCCGGCAATTCCCGTTGATGCCGCGGTGGATAAAGCAAAACGCCCCGATCTGGGGCGTCGTGCTACCATGCTGGTAATGGCTATCGCTTGGCGGCGGTGGCTATTCTCTTTCTCGTCTCGCGAGGATTTTCTTGTGGTCCTTGATGATTTTTTCCATCAGCTCGCCAGAAATGCCGTTGTGGTTCTGGCTCATGTTGAACTGTAGGAAGTCCGCGAAGTCCGATTGCGCTTCGTGCGGGATGGTTGCTGCATACTCGAATGCTCGATTGAGGGCTTGGGTTGTCATGAGAGTAGGTTTTAGTAGTAAGCCGAGCTGTCAAAGAACCGCGCCCGCTACACTCAATATACCAAATGACACTTTCTAGAATCCGTCAAATGGCCTGTTTTCGAGCACTTCCCCGAGGGGAAACGGAAATGCTTGACAAGCACATAGGCCGTCGATTTTGAAAAAGCTGTCAAGTTTTAGAAAACGCGCCGCATACTTTAGCCGCCGTTCGTCCGCGTTTCGTGTGGATAGCGAAATTACACCATATAAGAAAAGGCCCCGATTGCTCGGGGCCTCTGGTCATTGAATGACCGTATCAATGACGTGATGAAGCTGCTTGGTCGCGTGCGGGTTCTCCGCGACGCGGCCGGTGAGAGCGAAGGTCGTGGCATTGAAGAGGCGCCACGCGGTCTTCTCGCCCCAATCATGCGGCGGGTTCTCGAAGGCTTCGAGCACGTCGCCGATCCGTTGAAGGTTGATCACGCCACGCTTATACATCTCGATGATGGCGTGGTGCGTCTGCGGCGCGGTGAGGATATGCGACCGGTAGAGGTCGAAGGTCCGGGCCTGCTCGAAACGCTGATGCCGGAGCGGCTCGACCACTTCGGCGACGAGGCCGGGCAGCTCGCGCTTGGCGTTCGCCGTGTGCTTCCTCTTGATTACATGATCGCCGCTGAAGGCCAGGTTATCGCAGACGAAGACGCGGCTGCCGAAGCTGATGCCGATAGGAAAGCGCTTATCGTGCGAATTGCGGAGACCGACAGTGTCGGTGTAGTCGCCGTATTCGCTCTTCAAGGAAAGGACGCCGAAGAACCGGGCGCCATCGGGCGTGATGCCATAGTGTTCGTCCACGATGTCGTGGCCGTAGAAGCCGAGCGAATACTTCACCATGTCCACCACGGCGTGGTGCGCGATGGGGACGTGGGTCTCGGTCGGTTCTGGTGTGGAAAGAGCGCGGAGCTGGTCGTAGCCGACTGGCGTAGCCCCCGCGTGGAGCATGAGCGTCATTGCGGGTCTCCTTTGGTTGTACCCGCACTTGATTGTACCGCTCGCCTCCACCTAGGATTGCGGACCAAGGGGATAAAGCCCGGTGTCTGGACTAGATAAGAAGTCGCTTGCGCTCAATCATCTCCGCAAACACGGAGAGCTCGTGGTCGACGATGTACGCAGCAGGTTCGAGCGTGCTGATGATCCATCGGATGCCGATCCAACCGCCGTTAAGTACGGAATCGGACTACGGCACCTTCTCTACGGCGCCATCGAGCTCGCACGGACGTATGCAGGCCACAAAGGAACGCTCGCGGCGATACCGAACAGGGCGCACGTCGCTGCGCGAATAGCTGTGGAGGGCATCTCGGCGCTCGAGCCTGATCTCATGATCCTCATCGTCGCGCTCTATCTACTTCAGTCGGACGAGCGCTACCTTGATGAGGAAGATGAGGAGTTCGTGCGAGCCCTCGTCGAGGATGTCGAGGCAAACCCGCCGCCTCCGCTAAAAGCACGAACCGCCCCATAACAGGGCGGTCGCGAACGAATGGGCGCGAGCGCTCGTGTCATCGCCCGCGCCCTGGCTATATCACTGCTGATTGTGATCCCTCTGCGGGCAGGACCGGGCCGTGTGCCCCTTCCCTTGGCACTTGCTGCATGTGATCTCTTTCTTCGGCACATTGCCGGCGAAGATGCCAGCAAGCTCGGCATCGATCTCGTCTCGGCGGTTAAGCAAGTCGCGCACACGATTGGTGTCTAAGTCCATAGAATCCTCTCAAAGCTAGTCCAGGGTTTTGATTATTCACATGTTCTCGTCCTCGTCATCGTTCGCTATGACGAGGCGTGGTGCGGGATGAATGAAGGTGGTTCGATGTGCCTCATCCAACATTCGGCGATACAGCATGATCCAGGGCTCTTTATGCTTTCGCCCGCCGTCGGCTAAATGCTGCTTCTTGAAAGGAATAAGAACGCGCCGCCCACACGAACAGATGATTGAGTCGTAATCCTTCTTGGCGCGCCCCCCTCGGAGGAATCTGACGAGCCGTCGCTTTTGCTCTCCTCGATACCGATTTCCTCTGGAAGCAGCGGGATATTTGGCTCGCCATTCACGCATCCGCTTGTTGCGAAGCTCTGGCCAGCCGGGATCGTTCTTATGAATTGCGTACCATTTCTGCCGACGCACCTTCCCCATTAGACGGTCCAGTTGCTTGTCTGCATACGGCATAGACGAATCGTAGCACGCAAGAAAAACCCCCCGATTAAAGCGGCTCTTTGGATATGCTGACTTCTTACCGAACGGCAGGATCAGACTGTCGGCTTCCGAATCTTCGGAAGTAGGATGTCCATGATGACGAAGGCTACGGCAAAGCCCGTCACGACATAGAGCAGGTGTTCCTGCCCCGGCGCGAGACGCGCTAGATTTCCGAACAAGTAAAAATAATCGAGGATGAGAACGGCTATCAGCAGGATGATGCTGCGAAAAGGGACTATCTTCAGGAATTGCATCGGGTCGCCTAAATCCGTCCTCCAGCATAACGCGCGAGTAGTTCAGAAGAACCCCCGCATTTTAGTGCGGGGGTGCGTCGTGCGCGCCGAGGTCAAGCGGACTTCGGGAACTTAACGACATTGCTCTGAGGTATAAGCCGCTTCGGCAGCTTGAACTCGCCGTCCGAGAAGCCGGCGATCTGGCCATTGCCGTAGCGGAGCGCTTGGTACAGTTTGCCGCGGTAAACGCCGATGCCCAGGTCTTTCGCCTGCTCTTCGTCGATGCCGAGCGCAGAGACGCGATCGGTATACTCGAGCTTGGCAAGGAATGCCTCGGGATCGAACTGCGAGGTCGCTTGGGGCGAGGGCTTAGGGCCGCCCTCGCCCCGCGCGGAGGAGACCCTAGAAGAAACAGCGGTCTCGCTCTCGGGAAGTGTACTGTTCCGGGGTGGAACAGTATCCGATGGGTAGGTGGATACTGTTCCACCGAGCTCCTCACGCAAGTAGCGCGCGGCCTCTCCCATATTCCTGAATCCCTTCAGCTCCTTAACGAGACTGATCACGTCATTTGACTTGTGGCAGCGATGGCAGCCGCAGATGTCGTAGCCGTCCTTTCCACCGTTCGGCGTGATGGTGAAACTGCGCTTGTCGGCGCAGTGTGGGCATGAGCCGCGGTGCCACTTCCCTTCGTCTTTGAAGGGACC